TAGACTACTTGTGCGATTCTTGCTAAGTCACTTTTGAGTCCTTCGACATTATTGTGCAGATAGTCTAATGTATCCGATACACTTTCATAATCAGATTTCTCTGGACGCCTGTACATCAATGTTGGGCGTTCTAATTGTGTCACTCGCTGCTCCAGGCTCGTCAACCTCTCGGACAACTTCAGGAGTACCTTCTCCATGTTCTGCGGCGGCCTGTTGGACTCTGCCATCATTTTGATCACCTCTCATATATGACTCGGATGCCCTTGACTCAAACTCGTCACAGAATGCATCGAAGTTTGCAAGGATTTCATCGTAGTTTTTGAACTCGACTTTTTCAGACATTTTTTTGCTGGGAAATTTTTTTCCTTTTCAAGGTTTTGAAAAAACCATTTTCAAATATATTTATCGATCGTCTGGATACTTTTGTAGGTTAGTGAATGGTTAGGAGTCCCATCGCTCGGCAACCCTTAACCAATAAAAAAGGGGGCATATTACTGCCCCCTACTGTTAACACACATGACCTAGGACTTACGGAGGTTCGACTTAAAGAGCATATTCCACTGGGGTCGCTCACCCGTGCCCTGCCTAGGTCATAGAGGATTACATTTCCTCTATGGTTTCATCCATCTCGACTGCGTTAATCTTTGGGTCGTCCCATCTTACGCCGTCGCCTGTGGTCTCTGATCCAAAATAATCCATCAACTCTAGGAAGTGTTCCCAATCACGTGCCCCACGTGCTATGTTGTAAAGACCTTGGTCGTTGCCTATCCATAGTGCTGCGTTCCATGTCTCGTAGTTTGTCCACCCATTATATTCTGTGTCTGGTGTGAGTAGGTCTGCTTGGTATGCTGTGGTCATGTGGTGTAATGTGTTTGTGTATGTTCTTATTATAGGGCACAGTCAGTGGTGTGGTGTGTATGCTGTGCCACTTTGTGAACTGGTCTACTTGTTACGCCATACACGTTGGTATGCCATAGACTGTAGGGGATGGGGGTGTACTATGGTTTGCACCATGTCCCAGAGTTTCGCTTCCCTCTCATGCATATACTTACCCGTCACATTGTACACGTTAAGTGCTGAGAGGTCGAAGGGTTCGCAGTGTGTGACTTGAAGTTTCATTTTGCTAGAGGTGAATTGAAATATTTGACGTTCACCACGTAGAGGGTGACCATTGCAACCACTATGCCAGCGAACCCTAGAAGTAGGATTGGCGACTGTGGGAAATCGTAGGTTGGAATTGCTGTCATGATTAGTGCCTGTCTGAGATGTACCATGTTCCACCAGTAGGAACTTTGAGTTGTTGGAAATTACGCTTTGCCATTGCGTCAAGTGCTGCCCTTACTACTGGATCATTTGCTGCGGTGTCGTTCATGAGAACCGCTCCGTTGTAGTATGCTTTGAGTTGTTGTTTGTTGTTCATGTCTTTATTATAATGCATGATCCAAGGTTTGCTACTTGAGGTGGGACAGTTGTTGATCTGTCACAGCTGAAACCTGTTCATCAGCATAGACCCTCACCCACTTAATAGGGGTCGTGTTGTTGTTGATTCTGAAAATCATTTGATCTCCAAACCTCAGCTGATCCGCTGCTACTTTGTACGCGGTTTCGATGTCTGCACAGTATACGCACCCGTCACTGTCAAAGTTGAATGTGCTTGCTGGTTGAACTGCCCAAGTTGTTTGCATGTTTGTTTCTGTGTGTCGTTGAATTAATTATAAACGTTATCACCACGGAAAGGATGGACCATAGTGACACTTTGTGAACTGGTCGTATCCCCACCACCTCGTGATGGGGCATGTTATAATGTGACATCAGGCAGCGAGCGTGTACCCTGATTCAAAATCGACTGTTCCATTGTTTGTATTCAAGAACCACTCAAAATTCTTTTGAAACACGCCGCAACCATATGCGAACTCGTAACATAATGCATTAAGTCTAGACTTAGTGGTGTTAGACTGCCAACCGCCGTCAAACAGTTGTAATGACTTAGGTCCCACAGTTGCAATGTGGTTGCCATGTAGATAAACAAAAGAGCAACCGCGAATGTTGATAACTTCAGTGTTATCCTTTCTGAAATCAGAGTTGTTTCTGATTGCTTCGTTCATTTGTCTTTCAATTAGTCTCATGTGTGTTCTGTGTGTTGTACTCTTTAATTATAGGGCATCACGCCGCTGTTGCAAGCGGGTGTGTACCAGTTTCTAAACTGTCCTATCCTTGGTTGACTTGAAGTCGCATTTCATGTACTCTGCAATGTCAGCAACTACTTCATCATAGGCATCGTCCCAATAGTTGCGACATTCTTCTAAGAATTCATGCTCACCCAACTTATCAAAATAGTTGAATAGATCATCTGCAACGTACTCTTCAAGGTCTTTGGTTGACATGTTGTCAACCATTCTCTCTGTTAGAAATTCCTTGAGTTCGGTTAGTAATGCTCTATCCATTAGTAGTCATAAAAGAAAGGGTGTTCAGTCTCCACTGGTTCGGGTTCGTAACTCATGCTTGAGTCAAGGTTTTGTTTGAGATTGTCATCATACAACCTCATTGATAATTCACCCTCTTCCCACATACCACAGTAACCGTGGCGATCTAATGCCTTGTCGATTATGTTCCAAATCTCATGCATTTCCCCATCATTCAAAAATGTGGGGAGATTCCAATAGTTCATCATAAGCACATTCCCTCAAATAGTCTCTGTGCTTGTTTCTCTATTGCATCTAATGTGCCTAGAGTGTTGTTGGTTAACCAATTTAATTCGTCTTCGGTTAACTTGTTTGAGATTCTGAATGATTCCCATGCTTCGTCAAAGCATGTCTCAAGTAATGATTCGTGATGAAGTGTTGACATGTGTGTGTTGTGTCTATAGTTCTATTATACATGTACTAGTGACACTGTGTAGGGTATGAGTGCCACTAATAAAACTGTCACAAGGTGCTTTGACATTTTACCAATCTCCATTAGATTCTGAGAATACGTCTTCGTTCCAGTGTTCCTTTGGTTCTAGAACTCCAACATGTCTCATGATACCGTCATAGATTTCCATGCCACTGCGTGACATTCTACCGCATGTGTAATCCCAACCTAATTCTGTTAGATTGTCTAGAATGAATGAGAGAGAAACTTTTTTCATTTGAGTTGAATGTTGTAATCAATGGATTTAATGCACCATCCCGTGCTAGTAGTAATTTCCTCTATTAGGTCATCATCGTCCGACGCTTCCCAACATCCCAAACAGTTCTTAACTATTTGATTTTGTTCCCACGTATCCAGATGACCGATAGAGTCTGAAAAATCAAACTCTATCGCGTTAACATTGTACATCATGCGAATAGTGGACGCATGTAATCTTTAAACTCCTCACGTCTGTGATCTGCGAGGATTTGCATTTCTTTCTCTGTGATTACTATGTCGTAACCCTCTGCTTTCATTTCGTCGTAACATGCTTGAGAGATGCCCTTGTCTGTTAGGTCATACTTGTGAAGTTCAACGTATTTAAAAAACATGTGTGTCGTGTGTGTTGTGTACATTATTATAATAAGGGATTGCAATGACTACTGCAACCCCTTATGTGACAGTTTGTCTACTGTCCTAGGTATCCTGCAACCATACAACCTGGTTCGTCATAGAACCACGTAACGTCAACATCTGGGTATTTTTCCCTTAGTTCATAGTATATTCCCTCAGGTGGTGCCCAGGCAGTTTCAAAGCAAATATCAAAACTAAATTCATCATCACCATCTGAGATGCCCCCATCTATATCCCACTTCGTCCCCCAGTTGTTCACGTTCCAGTCATACCATCTGTCATCATTCTTTCCATCTGGGAAATCATAGGTAGTATAGACTATATCACCATTTGAGTTCTTACATTCTCTCTTAATAGGTAATGCACCATCCTCACGAGGTGTATTCTTCCAATCTGGTGCTGGTTTGATCTTTTGAAATACATTAGGACTCTCAAAGATCTCTTTTAATTTTTTGATCTGCTCTGTGTTGTCTGAGTAGAATGAAACTCTGTTCTCGCACCAGTTTGGCATAATAATTCAATTTGTAATGTGTGTGATGTGAGAACGAACTGGTAATTCCAGGAGTTGCAAGTACTGCTCACAAGGATCTTTAGACCCAGTTCTACATGTCCATGTTAATGATGGAATCGAACCATCCCTCACATTTATATAATACTAAAAAAGGGCAACTCATTCAAGCTGCCCTGTGCCACTAATTAAACTGTCTACACCATTGCCATCTGTGTGACAACTTGTGAGATCATAACAGCATCCTGTCTAAATGCTTTTTTGTATGCCGCTCCTATCATTACGAACAGCGGGTGAAACGTTTCAATCTCACTGTCTGGAATTTCAACGTAGAGGATCTTTGTCATCTCTTGCTGTCCTTTCCAGAATCCGATCCCGTCGAGGATCGTACCGTATTCAAGCAATGGCATTATGTTGGTCCTTACGAAGTCAGCGAACATTTCATCATCGACGGTACCCGCGTCTGGAATGTTTCTGCCCATTGTCAATTCAAGTCGGATCATGTGTGTTTGTGTGATTAATTATATTATGGCACAAAAAAGGCACCGCGCAACGGGTGCCTGTGCCACTTTGTCAACTGGTTACATGTAACCTTGATCCACGGCGTCCATCACATCACCATACTCACCGATGATGTTCCCGAATGTGTCACGTATGCACACATACTTAGTCTCATCCTCTGACATAGCATAACATAGGTCAAAGGCACGATCCTCATCGGCAGTGGTTTCAATTTCGCCAGTCTCTGGGCAGTGGATTTCAAAAGTCATAATCTCATTCATGTGTATGCTACTATTATAGAGCATAAAAGGTTGAGGGCGACACATGTTATGCCACTACCTCAACTGTCCCATAGATATCGTTCATGATATCTCTCACCCTCTCACGGTCTAGACTGTCACCATCTCCCCATGACCAGTGAACATATTCCAGGTCACCCTTAGCAATGAGATCAAAATACCTTAGTGTTGCATATGCTACCTGCTCAGCTGTTCTGTTCTGATCATATAAACCACCAGGTCCATAGAATGAGAGACAGTATTCAATGAATTCATCAAAATTGTGCATAGTCTGTGTGTTACTGTCTTAAGTATACCACACGGCGTCTCTCATGCATTCTCAGTGTGACAGAAATCTAACTGTCCTCATATGGGTTGTCATCACCCTTGAAATGCTTTACTCTTTTCCTACTGGACCTTCTAATGTTTTTAATATGATATCCAAAATCTTCAAAATCGTCGTCTATTTCTTTGTATCGCTCTCTATTGTTTGCCGAAGGACGTTTGCCCATAGTACAATTGCAATGTTTACTGTAGAATGAATTAATATTTAGTTTTGAGGAACTGCAGTGATATTACCTTCTTTAATTTGATTGTGAATATACCTTCCAACACTACCTCCAGTCTTCATTTCGACTGAAATTAGTTCTTTACATAGACTATTCTCAAAATGTTCTAAATCTTTGCAATTAAATGTATATTCTTTCTCTAAATTACTCGTATACACAACTTTTACGTCATTTTCAGTAATATTAATGCTTTTAATAGCACTAGAGATTAAATTGTCGTACATTTTCATCTTTTTGACGTTTTTAGGGCGATTTAAAAAGGAATTTAATTAAAAAACTCAGAAATACAAAGAAATTAAATCTTAAATATTCTGAAAAACTCAAAAATCTTAAATATTAAACTTTCTGAGTTTTTTAAAGTCTTAAAACTTTCGTTTTTTTGACTTTTTAAGGAATTCAGCAGTTCTCTGTTTCCTTAATTACAGTATAACCCAAACTCCAAGGAATTTTGAGGGTTTGTGTGACACTTTGAGTACTGGCACACTCCGAGTTGACATTCGATGGGTGGCGTGCTAAGCCAACAACGTGACCGTACATTTACATACTTGTCACAGTATTAACACAACACCTATACACATTTATCTAATGATTTGTTAACATTCTCACAAGTACCTCAAAGACACTTGGAAAACCCAGTCCACCACTAGTGCGGAGTTGTGTTCAAAACACGTGGTACATTCATACTATCACTGTTCCATGATATACTTATTCGATCATGCATTTCATTGTTACATTCAACATGATGTGGTATGTATGAAGGGAACATCAGTATGTCTCCTTGGTGTGGTATTATGCTATAGTATGGGTGTATGTTCAACTCTTTTCTGACTGTATCACTCAATGAAACAGTTGCATTATGTTGTTCATACAGATGTGGATTGGTTAACACTAATGGTACATTACTATCAGTCAAGTAGTACACAAATGTATAATCACTGTTAGGATGTATGTGTGATACATTATATCCTCCTGTTGGGTTGATATTAATCCATGCATCACCATGTACTAACTTAGTTGTGACAGTATTATCATCAATGTATTCTAATACTGGTTCTAACTGTGGTATACTATGTGTCTTTGATTGCCATCCTAATCGTATACTCCTTGTCTTATCAATGAACTTATGCTTATTGTATTCTTGTAGACAATGGTCAATGAGATTAGGGGGTGGATAGTAATGTAGTTGTTGTATGTAAGAAGAGAACAGTGGTTTAACCGAAGGTGTTAGCATTGTAATGTGTCCTTATGGGTTTGTACACTGGTCGTCTTGCTTTCATGTATATCTTGAGGAGCAATTCAGTGGGTAATTGTAATGACATACTTTGTTGTTTCTTCTCCTCTACTGTTCTTTGTTTCATACTTGGTGAAGTCAGCATTGAGTAATGTGGCAAGTTCATTTAAACGAGTGATGATACGTTCTTCACGTTCACTTGTCATTCTCTTTACCTTTCCTATTCTTAATGGGCATTGGTTTTTCCATCTTCCACTTCTTAAACATGATCTTATTCTCATGTCTTACGTGGTTACGAATTGATTCTCTATCAGTCCAGTCAGTCATTAAAGTCCTCCTTTGTACTTGTATGCTGTGTACTCATGTTGTTTCAGTTTGTACTTTTTGATGTGATTCTTGATCCTGTCTTCACCATCGAACCATGCTTTATTTAACCTGTCAGACCATGCTTCACAGGGAAAGAATGCATAGGGAAACCGTGGTAAATGTGGGAAGTATTCTAGGTTACTACTTGCTGTTACCTTTGGTGCGGTTGCCCTCACTCTCTTCTTTGGCGATGACTTTGAGTCTACTGTTGTAGTCGTAGTCTTCTTTGTTGAGTTCTTCGTTGATCCTTGAGGGATCCCAGAACTCAAGTTCTCCACGCTCTTGGAGAATGTAGAAGCAGTCTTTGCGGATTGCGTTGATGAAGTCTTCTTCCGTCCAGTTGTTGAAGACTTTTTCGATTGGGTCGTTTTCGTCCCACGTGATTTTGATGCCATTAGGATCGTTGTTGAAATTAATCATGAATGTAATTGTTTTCCTCCAACCATAATCGTGTAAGAGGAGTCGGTTCGTACTCTGTCCACATACTACCACGAGAACATGCTTCAAGTGCTTGAATGGTCATGTTCTCTGCTCTACCTGCCCATTGTGCTTCTGCTTCCCATGGTACAGACTCTTTGGGATACGTGCGTTCCGCAAGTGTCCTCCATAACATGGGTACAGACTCCTCAGGAAGAATGATTGCAAGCATACTATTCTCAATAGTACCTGCCATACAATCCTGTGCTGCGTGCCATCCCTCATGTCTCATCAACATCATCAACACACTTGGTTCACCCATATACTCTCTGTTAAGAAAGAAGTTGTTACCTACTGTGTGATAGATGCCACGATGATTCACTGGAAAGTACTTGGAGTCTGCCAGATAGACCTTAACACCGATTTGATGCAAGACGCTCAACATATAGTTAAACTCTTGTGCATGTGGTGTAAACTGTTCTGTATTGGTATACTCACTGCTGATATCCAACAATGAGAATACTTCATCTACATTGTCCTTACACTCACGTAGGAGCATACATCCCATTGAATCATATGATTTGAATCCTTTGGTGATCTTGCTCTCATTTGCGAGTGCTTGTCCTGTAATGTATCCTGTTGTGAGTGATGCTGCTGCTGCAATACTAAGAAGTACGTTTCTCATGGTCAATTGCTCCCTGTTCCTTGATACGTTGTAGTAGTTCTTCTGCGAGTGCGTGTTTCTGTTCATTACATGCTGTCATGTAATCTATAATCAGTTGACGCATTTCATCTGATAGTTCAATTGAGTTGTCCGAGTCCATAGTCAGCGAATAAGGTGTCTTCTTCTTCTAGTTGATTGGGATCCATCCACTCATAGAACTCATCAGCAAGGTTCAATGCATCATCAACACGATCTTCTGCCATCAGTACTCTAAACCGATCGACACACCAATCGTAAATCATGTCACGTTGCTCTGAGATACGTGCAGTTGTTTCTTCGTCGTGAGTAAAGTTCATAGTTTTTTGGCAAATAGAATGTTGGAAAGATGATCGTACTGAATAAATTCTACATCATCAGGGAGTAGTGAGACAGCAGCGGCAGCGAAGTCGTTAGGAAACTTCTTAAACATTCGCCAAAACTTCTCAATACCATCGTAGTCTAGGTCATCATGCGGAAGTACACGAACCTCCCAGTCTCCACGAGTATATCTATTCGGGAATGGATTGATATAGTCGCGGATGTGCTCTTGGAGCATGTTCATTTGACAAAGACCTCGTTGTGGTGTTCAATAGTAAGTGCTTCCATGTCTTGGAGTAGTTTGCACATGTATGCAACATACTCTACATCCTCATCAGAAGGATCTAGTTCATAACTCCTGTCCCAATCGACAGTGTTATCTTCAAATACAGGAGCACCGTAAATATAACCATCATCTTCCATTGCATATGCGTTGCCATCAGCAACGATATAGTAGTTTGGAATAGGCATTTGAAAAAGAAGCGAGTGTGTTTAAAGTATACTATGTATTAGAGCGTTTGTCAACGCATGTAGAGATATCCACCCGCCCAATCAGCATTTTGTTGTAAATACTCACGATCCTTGATCAGACGTAGGTCATAGCGTACGTGCTTAGCAGGTGATTTCCAACCTGCTGGTTTGTACACCTCACCAGTTTTCTTATCAATGAATGCGTGAACACTACGCTGATTATTCACCATTACGATCTTGTAGTACTTACGACCAGACTCACATACGAAATCATAGTCGCTGATACCTTTCTTTAACTCTTCAATTTGTTCTGTGTGATACTTACTGTTTGGTTCAGTAATAAGATAACGCTCATGACTCCTGATTGAATCGTTGATGTAGTTCTGCTTGAGTGCATTGCATAAGTCATTTGTCCATACTAGGACGTTCTGTGCAATTTGTTGTTGTGCTTCAGTGAATGTTGGAGTAATCATGAGGTGTCTTGTGTTGATGTTCTTAGTATAACGCGGAGTGTGGCACAAAACCACACTCAGTGTACACTTTGATAACTGTCACACACTAGAATGGGCAATCATCTGGTACAGTGTATGTTGATTGTTCTCCGCACATCCACTTAGTACGTTGTTCATCTTGCCACATCATATCCGCAACACGTTTAGACATTGCATCTACATGTTTACGTTCTAGCATTTGCTGTCCAGACAGATTATATTCATTCATATACTCTGTCCAGACGATATCTCTGTATAGATTGTTCATCGCAACAGATCAAGTGCTTCTTGTGATAGTTGTTCACGTGGCATGTCATCTACCAAGAATGGTTCTTCATTCTCCCATGCTGTTTCTGCTTGATCTAGATTTTGCAGCAACCAACGGTCGAGCATTACTTCGTTCATTTGTCTCATTTGTATAGGACTCATTTAATATACATCATTTCGATGTGAATGGGGGTGATGGTAGACAGTTTGATAACTGGTTGTAGAGTATACCATCATTTACTGATTTATGGTAGAAAGATTTGGAATCTGCTTCCATCATCATATCCATGATAAATCGAATCTGAGAGGGAGTCAATGGTACTTGGGTAGTTTGTTCAATCATAAGTAGTTCAATACGCTTGTAGACGGTTCTAGAAGGGTCTGAGGTAGTGTGTTGATCCTTTGTTGTATCAGATCACCATAATCCTCATGCAATTCACACCCAATATAATACCTATCGAGTTGTTTTGCAACTGCTGCTGTAGTTCCTGATCCCATGAACGGATCGAGAATAATATCTCCCTTCTCACTACCTGCTAGTATGCATGGTTTGATCAGTTCCTCAGGATAGGTAGCGAAGTGTGCTCCCTTGTATGGTTTCTTATTCACTGTCCATACTGATCTCTTATTCTTCTTCTCGTAACTCTTTGTTAACCCTGTATGAGGGGATAGACCAGTGCCAGCATTATGATACTTGCCTTTACTACGGTCGCGAGTGCCCCAGTCCCTAGCAGGTTCTTTGATCGCTTCATTGTCATAGTGGTAGTGCTTACTCTTACTCAAGAGAAAGATATACTCATGTGCTTTTGTGCATCTATCTCTTACACTCTCAGGCATAGGATTAGGTTTATGCCATATAATATCTTGTCTTAGATACCAACCATCCGCACGTAATGCGAATGCAAGCATCCAAGGTATACCAATTAGATCTTTACTCTTGTATCCCTTGAGTTTATTACCTCTAACTGGTGTACTCATGGGTAAATCTTGTCTAGTCTTGGATACTGATTGCTGTGGATAGTTACCATCACTCCTGTAATTATAGTATGAGTCACCAATATTCAACCATAGTGTGCCATCATCCGTAAGACAATCACGCACTAGTGCGAACACCTTAACCATTTCATCCACATACTCCTCTGGACTCTGCTCCATGCCTATCTGACTCTCCTCCCCACCATAGTCACGTAGACCATAGTATGGTGGAGAAGTGACGCACATCCGTGCCTTCTCATCAAACTGTGTGAGTGTGTCTCTACAGTCGCCAAATAAAATAGTGTCTTTCATAAAATCAGTATAACATACATTAAACAAACTGTCTACCCACACACCATCCAACCAGACTCTTTCTGATACCCTTGGTAACAGGTGTCACACGATGAGCATGTATTGATGGAAATACTATCATAGTTCCTGCTTTACATGGAATGCGTTGTATACTCCATCCTAATTCTGATCCAAACACTGGTTCAACAAACTCAAAGTGTCCACCCTCATAGTCATCATTTAATATGAGAGAGAATGACAACTTACGATGCCATAACTGGTTGTTCTTCCATATTTGATCAACATGCCAATCATACTTGTGACCAACATGGTAATGAGCATACTGATACTTACCTTCAGCAAATCCATCATTCAAATTGAATTTGTACTCATCTTCATTAATTACTTGTACATGGTGTCTACAGAACTTACCAACCCAATCATTATCATAACGCATACAAACTTTAGTTCTACGTGTGTCTGATAATACTGCTTGTCCGTTCTGTACAATCATACCATCACCAAATTTAGATGTAGTATCCAAGAACTCTATCATCTTTGGTGGTATACCAATATCACCCAAAGTATAATACATTAGTCTTGATACAAAGGAATGATGTCAGTTCTTACGTGTTGGGTTTTGTTTATGTGCTGCTCCCACAGAGCGGCATCGTCCAAATTGTAGAAGATCGCTTGTTGGCGGGACGTGGATCCCTTCTTCTTCTTTTTCATCCAAACGACAGCGTATTTCATGCCAATATTCAGGGTATACTAAAATGTTTACATAATGTCTTCCCCACCTAGAGTTTGCACTCTTGGGTAGAGGTTGGTCGATAAAGCAAATCGTTAGATATGCATCATCGAGGAAGGAGATGTAACCTTTAACGTGGTGCCATTGCACAGGTTGAAGTAGTTCAAAATCATCCTTTTTCATCAAACAACTTCCTGTTAGCATTTGCTGGATTAGGTAGTCTTAATAATTGTTTGAGGTCATTCAATTCACTCAACTGTTTCTGCAAGTTATCAATCTGATTTTGCAGAATCTGAAAGTTGGTATCATTGTTGTTTTGCATCATCAGCATATTCTGGATTGCCGATTTGAAGTCTTCCTCTTTCATCTTCGTTGATTAATCTTAGTTGACGTTGTAGTTCGTATTCTACCACACACAAGTGTTGTTGTAAATACTTTTCCCACTTATTATCTTTAATAAGTTGATTCACGCTATTTATTTGTGATAACGCTTCTAGTAGTCTGGTCTTTTCATTCATTAGTATCTGTCAGGTATTTGGGATCTGATTTGTGATACTAGATCTTGATCAGAGGTGGGTCGATAACCATGCATTAGGGTTCTCAGTTCCTGAGTCCTATCTAGATTATTCTTGTGATAACGAATCACATCATCGATGCAAGATAACATCTCTTCATATACCTGCTTTGGCGAAACCTTTGGATCTTGCAAGTAATCATCGATACAGTCTTGGAGACGTGCTTTACGTTGTTCTTCATAGGTCTTGTCTGGTCCTAAGTTAGGTCGGGTCATAAAATTCATCTTGACGACGTTTGTCTAGGTAAGTTACAATCTCGTCACGCCACTCTAGCAACTCAGGATAACAGTTTTGATCCCTAGCGTCTTGGCGTAACTCATGGTCTGGTTTAAGCACACTCTCATAGAAGATAAAGAATGCATCTTTACGCTTCTCATCCTTTGTCCTGTCGTTCCAATCCATGGTTATTATGTGACTCAATTATTATATAGATCCAGAGTTAGATGTCAACCCCATCATGCCATTGCTTGAATGACACTCGTGGCCAGATACCATACTCTTGACCTGCGTACGCTTTTGAGTTTAGCATAGGATAGTCCATTTGAACAGCAGATTCACGATATTTCATGAAATCAACATCTGGTTCAAATGCTAGACTCTTGGCATAATCCCAGAATGGAGTATCGAATGCAGATCCGAACTGATAGTGCCATAATAGAAATGTTTCAAGTTGTTTCATGTACTTGATTACATCAGTATCACATGCAAACTTCGGTTTGCCATCCACAATATGTTCCCATGCATGACCTGCAACATTACGATAGAATGAAGTTGAGGTTGCTTCTAATGGTTCTACGAAAGAGAATCTATTACCATTAAGGATAGTTCTATCTCCTTTGAACATACTCTTAGCAATATAATTTCTAAATGTTAGATCACCATCAGGAACTACATTAAACATCTCATGCATATTAAATGCTGCTTCATCTTTAGATGTAATAATATTATTGTAGAGATAACCATATGATACACTATCATTATTTGGTATCACAAATGTCCATCCATCTTTAGTTGCAACACACTTAGTAAATGTTAAGTCTGGATCTCTACCATCTTGACGAGAGAGAAGCACTGCATTCAATGGATTGATTAGATTATTATACTCATCATAATCATTACCTGACCTACCTCTACAATCAAAGATGTAGTCAGCATCAATTTCTACCTCAGGATCTATTACTTTCTTCTCAATCACATTTACATACTGTGATTCTCTTACTTTCTCTGATAGTCTATGTGTCTGGAAATGACATGCAATACTATCCATGTAAAACTTATGGAAGATATGCTTTTGTTTCTTTCCCCAGTTCTCATACAATACACCAGTCTTGATCGTTGCACCAATATCATTATTCCACCAGTCTATGTTGAGACTAGCTGATATTAGCTGCAGCACATCAGGTGTAGCACCTTGTCCTACTCTCTCCATAGGAGTGTTTGGATCGTAGTACATATCGATCTCAAACAGTTCTTTACCATAGTATCCAAAGTTCAATGCTGTCATGCATCCAGCATTACCAGCACCTACAATTGCAATTTTCTTTTTCATTCTGATATTTGATCAACACTCATGATATCTGATACTGGCACCTCATGTTCACCTGCTATGAGATAATAATGCTCACCACCACGTTTCCCCAGATATTTCAACTCATCCTCTGGGAATTCATTCTCACGTAGCATCGCTTGTATCTGTAGATGTTTCAACTGGTCAGCGTCAGGCAATTCCATAGTCACACTATTTGTATGATCACAATAACAGAGGATCACTGAGTTGTCAAGTCATCAAACTCATGAGTTGTCTGGATATACGCATACACTTCAGCAACTGTCCCATTAGGGTTGACATCGAACTCTAGGTTGAAATAAGATTCACCCTCAAGTTTAGACTCAATGAATGCTGCTTGATCTACTGTTAATACTTTTGTACCACCATCACGTGACATCATATCTAAGTATGACTTAGCAAGTTCTTTTGTGTCTTGATCATATCTCAATAGTCCTTTACCCTTGTAATCCTCAGTGAAGAATTTAGGATACACAAAGTTTAATCTGTATGTGATTATATCACTATCAGGATAAACATCAATCGTTCCTTTACATATATCATATCGTCCCTCAGGAATCTCATTGACTCTACTTAAGAAGTCATTATCCTCTAGTTCATCTAGATCATATGATGAATCAAATATTCTAATACTAATCAGTTCACCAGTTGGTGTGAGTGATATTCCAGTAAACCAGGTAACAGTTGCATCAGTGACATTAGTCAATGCATCGATATGTTTCTTTGCATCATTCACCTTGGGTTGACCAATACGATCAACAAATAGTTTCCAAGTACTTGGATTAGTTGCAGTACTACTATAAGAATAGAATTTCTTACAAAAATACTCTTGAACCACACCATCTAAATGATAGACATACAAGTCATTGTCAAATGAATAGTTTGGGTCAGTAGTATTAGGTTGTTTATAATCAAAGTATTTGTTGATTGTCTCCTTCAATCCACTATCAAGTGTAGGAGCATAGTCATCACTTGCAAGACTAGTGAACCTTACAGGCATCATCTCAACGGTAGCAATCTTTGCTCCATCAGATAACCTATACTTATCAGCAATACTATAGTCTTCTGTAAAGATCATTACTCGTTGCTCGCAATTTGTTGTCCTTGTGCATTAACAAGAGAATAAAATATATAATTCTCTGGTGTAGTGCATGATGCTTGTGACTCTGGAAGATTATCACCTAACCATGTCTGTACATCAGCAATATCATCATCAACTTCACAGAATACATGCTCTGAATTCTTCAGTGCAGTCCATATATCATTTGGTAGAATGTTTTCATACACTGCATATGATGCATTGATAGCATCAACATCAGAACTAGCATTCCAACCAGTTGATCTTAGATATAGAATAGTCTTGCCCCTTTCATCGGCATATCTTTCAATGAAATTATCAAAGTAAAAGGTATCGTAGGTATTCATCTTAGTAGTAGTTTCCAAGCAATTGTTACACGTAGTCCAGTAAATGCTCTAGAGCAACCTTCTGACATGTGTGGAATCATGCCATTGAACATCACAGCAGAGTTGCCTTTGGGAAGATAATAATAGTGATCATCTTCACCTAAGTCAAATATAGTCTTGCCGAGGTATTCTGGTCTCCAGTTATCATTAGCGTAGTAGAGAAATGTTCTCTCGCTATCATCATACCAGTCAACGTGGAAATCACCCTGTGTACCAAACGTATGCCCATTAGCATACACATCATGTAATTCATAATTTCGTTGGGTTTTTTCCTTAATGATATTTAGAAGATAATCAGTGTAATATGGATTATCATTCAATTCATAGATCCAAAATGGATATCTACGTCTACGATCACCTGCTGGATATGATCCATGACCAAACTTCCATCCTGATTGCTGCATATCATTTTTGATCTTCTCATGAATTCCTTTATCAAAGAAGTCATTGAATTTTTTAAGTTCTTTCATTGTTCCATCCATGCTAAAAATACATCTCTTCTACCAGAGGTCACCTTGTTCACCCTGTGAAGTAAATTACCAGGATATACTATTGCTTTACCCTTTGGTAATTTAATCTCTCTTTCATTATTAATAACCAACTCTCCACCTCCATAATCATCACTCAGGAAGCATGTCATGCTTAGATCTGGTCTAACACCACCACATGGATTAGCATCGTAATGATCTTCATACTGTCCACCCACATCATACTTCACAAAGTATATCTGTGACAGTTTTGTAGCAAATGATTGTAGTTTCTGTTCAATAATCTGCCCACAATACATGTTTAGATCACGAAGTCCTACCCCACCATATACTGTGGAGCACACCTTATTCTTTGCTTCTGAGTTACTTTTCTTGCCGTCTTCAAACTCTAAGTATTTGAAGTATCTTGTAATATATGATAGTTGTTCATCATTTAGTAAATCAATTTCACGTATCATAATTCATTTTCATCAACGTGGTACTTACTCCAGTTAACTGGTACTATCTTCTCTACCTCTAGTTCACGCATGAGTTGTAGAATATTATCTGTAATCTTCTTACTATCAGGTACACCACGAGTAGCAAGTCTGTACATATTCTCTTCTCTACTCTTCCAGAAGTCTGTACTTGCTTCACCATCATGCTTAACCCACTGATCAGCATCATTCTCATCCATGAATGCAGGAGCATCTGTTACTCCATCATCTAACTTACCATTTGGATATAGTTTTCTGTAGTTTGATGGGTCAATAGGGAACTTAAGATCAAATGTATGTTTAAAATACTTTAGACCTGATCCCTCAAACATAGGGTCAGTTGGAACTGGTACAGTGTAGTCACGTAACCATTGTCTCCACTTAACCCAATCGTCTTTTTCTCCTGTATACTTCTCTGCAATGTCAGGTAATACTCTCCAATCAGATAGTCCTAACATATTATTTCTTTGTCTAAGAAGTTTTCTCCATCTCTGCTCCCAGAATACAACAGCATCATCAATGCCTGTGACTTTCTCTTCTACTTTAAGATCTTTAACCTCTTTTAAGACATAGAAGAAGTCTTGACACTGCTTGAATAATGCTTCTGCTTGTGCTGAGGTAGCACCAGTGAATGAATATGATTTCTTATAAGATGAATTAGTCTTGAAATCATATATAGTCTTTCTTCTTTGGCAGAAGTATCCACCATCACTAAAGTATTGGAAGTATTCAAGTTCATCTTTATCAGTATGCCAGAATTCATCCACTTGAGTTGCAAACCATTTTGCCATCAGATCAGCATCCACTTTAAATCTTCTAGCGGATTTACCTGATGCCATTAGTTCTGCTGATTGTTCCTCAGAGAAGCTCTTATTTAAAAAGTCTGCTTCAATAAGTAGTGCTCTTACTTCCATGGGAATTACTTACCTTTGATGTACCATCCTGTTACTATGTATTTATCTTGAGTGAGGACTGTATTACCTTTATGAGTATGGGTAAATGCACCAGGCCAGATAACAACAGTACCTGCAGTTGGTTTAATTCTACGTCTCTGATATAAGAATTCAGTCTCTGCTTCACCATCAGGCATATCATTTAGATAAATCATCCACACAAGATCTCTGTGTGCATGTGCAATATCACCTGCTTCATGATGCCACAAATGATAACCACCACCAGGTGGTGTGATTTGAATCTTAATGTCAGTAGATATCAATGCTGTGTGTTTCAGTGCTTGATATTCATTAATATAATGTTTAGCACATGATTTAAGAATCTGATTGATTTGTGTAACCAGATCTCTATTAGCATAGTTCAATAGAAATGCAAAATCTCTTCTTTGGAGAGCACCACCGTAAAATTCTTCTGATTTGTATACAGTTTCACTGTCCTCCAACATACCAAGAGCATCACCAGCAAGATCACTATCTTGATCGTAATTCACTTGTACACCCATGTCTGCGACTTGTTTGGTGTAATTGATGATAGTATCACACATTGGTCTGGGCATAAAATTAGGCCACACACCAATAAAGTCTTTAAATTCGACTTTGGTGATATTCGGGTCAAGCATCAATTCAAGGGGTCTATAATCAGGAATACCAGTCATATTAATAAGCTTTGATCATGTATTTAGTCTTGTGGAAAGGGTTAAGTATTGGAACTTGTCGTTGTGGTCTCATAGTAACAGAGGGGAATGGTTTCTTAAAGTTACTTGCGAACTTAAAGTTACCTTCAGTCATATCCATGAAAAGATCACTCTGTGTAAATGATACTTGAATTGCAGGTGCTGCACCACCTGTACCAGCAGGAGCAACATTCTGAACTCTAAACATAATATCACCAGATCCACCAAAATCATTCCAGAATTGGCATGTTAGTATATCACCAGCAGCATAGTTTTGTCCAGCATTAACAATTAAGTTAACTCTGTATCTTGTATCACCAACTGGATTACCACCACCAATAGAAGGAAATGGAGTATATGTTATGTTTAATATCATTCCACTACCAGTTTGAGAACCAGTATCTTGAGGAGAATATAACATCGGGCAATCTATTGTAACCTCATCGTCAACAGATGTCCAGTAATTGTCACCATTTGTTAATCTATACGCCCATTCGTTGATAGCTCTATTAGTCCATCTACCCTCATCCAATGAAGAATCAATAGTTCTTCTCTCCCATAATTGGAATGTTTGCAGTGATCCACTAACACCACCACCTAGACCAGATCCAAATGGTGCTCCAGTAGTACCAACACCTGATACGTTACCACCAGTAAAGTCAGTATTAGGGTTACCAACAATATTCTCAGTAATTAGGTGAGAGTGTGTTAATGTTTGTCCACCAACAGGAGTATATGGGTCAAATCTGAATGCAGTAGGTTGTGTATCAACAACAGCAGCACAATCATTACCACCACCAGCACCAGTTGGTTGTAATATAGCACCAGCATATGCAGAAGTAGGTGAGATCCACCATGTTAGGAAGTCAACTGTTACATTCTGGTCATCTGATTCAGGACCGAAGTCGGTAGATCCACCACCTGATTCTTCGTTAACTGGATAACCTTGTGGTAAGTATGCTGCAACAAAGTCGTCAAGTGTAAAGTTATTACCATAGTATAATCTAAGTTCATCCCTGAACTGACTCAAACTATTCAACCATGTTGCCCATGCAGCACGTGCTTCTGCTGCTGAGTTATCTCCACCAGAAACTGTATCAGCAGGACGTGTAGTAGGACCATTTTGATATGCAGTGGTAAACATACCTCTACCAGCTGGAGGACCCCATGAGATTAATGCTTCACCACCATCATTCTCAGTCTGTGCCGCAATAAATGCGTGGTTATGGTCAGGTGCAGCAACTGTAACCTCCTGTAATGGCCCGATCTGTGCAGTAACTAGACCAGAAATACTAAATGTAACATCATCAATAATAGTTTCCAATCCTGACAACCTTACAGTACCAAGAGAGAAGAACTGTGAATTAAGTCCTGTATCACTTGTGGGTGGTCCCTGAATCTGTTCTAATGGTTGTACACCAAACGAGTCAACTCTATCAAAGTACCAGTATCCACCCTCAGCACCAGGATCATTGATACCTTTACCAGATGTAGTTACAGGTAAGAATGCTGAGTTACCTCTAGAAGAGTTAACTAGTCCAATACCACACAGTCTTCTATTTCTATAATCAGGTAAATTAAATGTGCCTGTATATGTATAGGTGATATTTCCATCATTATCAGTACCAGTATCTTTACTACCTGTACCACCATAGGTGTTACCAATCATATCAAATAGAGCCCAGTATTGATTTGCATCAAGTATCTGACCTTCACATGCAATGAATCCAGCATATCTATTACCAAGAGCACCATCGATAGTACCATATGTTCCAGAACTTCCTTCTTTCAATACAGGAAGAACTGTGCCAACAGGATAACCATCAAACTTCTCAGTCTTATTACTATACCACTTACCTAGATTAGCAGCGGAAGGTGGTGCAACAGCATATGTTGTTACTGTCCATGTAAATGGGTTGTTAACTGTACCAGTACCAACACTGATAGTAGTATTTTCAGGTGTACTCAACTGTGTAGCAGATTTAATGATAAGATAGAAACTACTATTGACTGCAGGATCAAATGTTCTTGGTCCTTGTACTGGTGTATCAAAGTCAATAGAGATCAGTGCATTATATCCACCGATACATTCAATAGTAATTGGTTGGTTGATACCAGTAATAGCAACAGGAGCACTAGAGATAAAAGTATCTGGTGCTTGATTATTTCTATCTTGTGGTGGTTGGAATGCTGCGTTAGTATCAGGTCCACTGTTAGTTACAACAGTCCATGTTGGAATAACTCTTGTACCAACTTGAATCTGTAATTCTTTACTAGCACCAAATGAAGCATCTGATTGTAAGTAAATGGTTAATTGATCACCATTAGTTACAGATGCAGGGAAGACACCAATAGAACCATTATTAACTTTAACTCTTACAATACTAGCATCAGTAGATACAACAGTTGCTTCCACACTAGTACCAGCACCTAGTCCAGCAATACCACCAGCAGGTTGAGTATCTGATCCTACAAGTGCGTCTGCTGCAGCATTATTAACATCAGTGAAACTGAATGCATTTGGTGTTGTTGATAGGTTCGCTCCTGTAGTAACAGTCCATGTAGATCCATTACTAATATCACCAATACTTAAGGATGTTTGTCTTGGGGTATTTCCTGTACCTGGAGTGATAATTCTTAATTGAAGATAATCACCATTTTGAATAGTTCCATTACTACCTGTAAATGTGACGTTATCTAGTACATCAAAACCATCACCATTTGTTGTAGTACTATTATTAGATGAAACTGCCCACTCACCAATACCACCAGTCGCGATTAAACCTGCCGTGTTCAATCCCTGAATTCTAATAACTTCAGAATATGCATACTTGTTTACAGTTAAGTCAGTTAAATCTGTAAATACGGGGAATGGTACGGGTTCGTTAGCAGGTTCTGGTTTGTTTGTTACAGTCCATTGTTCATTTGATGTACCAATAACCAAGTTAAGTCTAAGAACTTGACCATTAAATCCACTGGTAGTTCCTCTAATTTGAATCTTAGCACCATTTTCTACAGTCTGGGTGCCGTTAGTCTGAATCCATCCAGTATCCCAAGTACCATCACCATCATAATCAATTCTCAATGACCATTTACTTGCATCACCAAAAATATTAGAACTTAATTGAATTGGAGCTGCAGTAGTTGGTGTTAATCCTGATACTACAATAAGATTTTCACCTGGTCTACTACCATCAGCATAGGTATACATGGTATCAAGTTCCGCATCATCAACAGGTGCTAATGGAAACGGATCAGGTGTAAAATCTTCAGGAATGGTTGAAATTAACCAGAACTGTGTGAGGTCACCAATTTTGACAGTAATAGTCTGAGTAAAGTCCCATGCAGGTGGGGCTTTAAACTTAAATTGGATATAATCACCCTCTGAAACGTATAAAGGTGTATTTGAATAAGAATACGTCATTCCTGCTTATACAGATATTATCCCAGTCATACTATTTAGAGCTCCCTTATACCTTGCCAGTTGTCTTCAAGGTTTTTATCTACTAATAATGGATAGTTTGCCTTGATTTCAACAGGTATGTCAATACCATCAACCAATAGTAATTCAGATAGAACTTCTGTTTCAGGTGTCTCAACAGGTTCTTGCTCTTTAAATTTATCTTTACTCTCAGGAATTACGAAGTTATCAGGTGTCTGGTCAATAATAACTGAGGTTGTTGTAGTATCCTGAGCTGTTCCACCAGTACCTGATACAGCAATGCTCCAGTTAATTAAATATGGACCAAAATTATTCCATGGTACACCGATAGTCACCCAATCAATAGTACCATCTCTATCTGTTGATCCTTGAGTACCACCTAATTCAGCAGATGTTGCAGGAGTAATATCAATCGCAGTACCAACACTTGTAGTACCATCAAGGTAAACATATTCAGGAACTATTTGAATACTTCCATTTGCATACGATGTTTCATATTCAACATCAAATGTGCTTTGTCCATATGTTGTAGTTGCAGGTGAATCAATGCTACATGTTGGGAACTGTGCTACAGTAACAGTAATACAGGTTTCAGGAGAATCACCAGCAATACCAGTTGCCTTAGCACAATAAGTGGTAGTATCACCAGGACATACTGTAGCATTACTGGTCAAGTTTCCATTATTAATATTACCTTGTGTCCATACAATTTGATCAGCATCACCAGTAACATACCAATCAAGTGTGGTACAATTACCAGTAATAATAGTTCCACTAGGGTTAGCACTGATGAATAATGTAGGTGGCGTTAAAACATTTACCTGAACACTAATATTAGTATCACCCTCTGGACCTGTTGCAGTCAGTAGATAGAGTGTATTCTGTGTTGGATTAACTGTAGTGCTGGCGTAGAAGAAATTACTATCATTAGTATTAAGAACACTAGGAGTAATAGTAACGTTAGTAACATCACCAAACACGATCCATGCTAGTGTTACAGAACTACCAGCAAGAACTGTGACAGTATTAACTGCCTGACCATTACTATCAATAATCTTAAAGTTAGCACTTGGTGGTAGAGTTTTATTGTGACCTGGAATCCATCTCTCTCCACTGTCACTAGTCTCAAGAATAATATTAACATTATTAGCAGCACAGTCTGCCACAAATTCATTATAAGATGCCTGAATAGTAGAGAATACCATACTACCAGAAATATCAATCCATAGTGATACGTATGTACCATCAGGTACATTTGCTAGATCACAAATATCAAACCAACTAGAAGTAAAACTAGCATTACCATTATCACGTCTAATTTGAATACCACCATTTGCATATGGATCATTCAAATAGTTATTTGGCATGTTCAATCTACTGAGTGGATATCTTACATTACCATTAGATTCTAGAACTGCCTGTAACAACCAGAATGTTCTGTATGGGAAATTATTTCTAAATGCAGTCCAGTCAGACTGTTGAGTAGATACACTTGGTGATACCTCGTCAATGATTGATATACAGTTAATTAACTGTGCTAACTGTGCATTTGTAATCTTTGAGATTAATGGTGCTTCCTCATTAGGATCATCCGAGTAGAATGTATCAGTGCTAAATGTATCTGACTGTGCTAAATGGAATGAATGATTATTTGCTACTACTATACCTTCATTAGGATCTTCACCCACAAAAGCATTACCTGAGACTGAACCTATTTCTCTGACACTCTGCCAGTTATCTGTCTGATTAACATCAACCTCAATAGGATAATTTGCTTGGATCTCAACATCAATATCAACATCATTAATTAAAAATAGATCAGTAAGAACTGGAGTTTCTGGTACAACAACTGGTTCTTCTTCTTTAATCTTTTCATCACTCTCTGGTATGTTTAAGTTATCAGGAGTTCTATCAATAGCAACATTAATTGTCTGAGAATCTGATATACTACCACCATTACCAGTAGCAATGATTGTAAATGAAACAGTCTTTGCACCTCTATTATCAAATGGAATTTGAGTATTATATGTATCAGTAACTGATGCTCCAGCAACATTTAAAAATGGAGAACTAGATGCTGTTAATGAAATAGGACCAACACTTTGATCTGGTGCATCATAGAAACTATATGTTGCAAATAATTGAACAGAAGTATTAGCATAATTTGCTGTGTACTCAATAACACCCTGATTTCCATATGAAAGAGAAGCAGGCCAGTTTACACTTAGTGTTGGTATTTGATATACTTCAATAGTAATACATGTCTCATCTGATGTACCACCATTACCACTAGTGTATGCACAATATGTTGTGGTATCACCAGGACATACAGTCTCATTACTGGTGATATTTTGATTTGTTAATCCACCAGATGTCCAGAAAACTGTATCACCATCACCTGTAACATACCATGAAAGATTAACACATGCTCCAGCAATAATTTGTGTGCTGGGACTTGCAGTAATGAATACTTGAGGTGGTTGATAAACAGTAACAGTTACGATACCAGTAACATAAGTTCCACCATTATTAGGAATATTATACAACCCTATAACATAGGATGTAGTTGTTGTTGGTGATACAGTTGTACTACCATTACCGTTAGCATCAAAACTGATTGCACCAACACCATTATCAATGTAACCACCACTTAGATTTCCAAATGTAGTATCCCATGAAAGTGTAGTGGATTGTCCATTAATAATAGGATTAGGACTTGCAGTAAAACTATTAAGAATAGGATTTGCTAAAGTATAAGTAAGTTTTGCATATCCCTGTCCAAAATTAGAAGTTCCACTATTAGATGTGAAACTAACGTAAGTAGAATCAAAGGCAGAATTACCACCAATACCATCCATTCCACCAACGTTGTTATCAAATCCATGAGTACCACCAGCACGACCGCCAGCACCACCGCCACCGCCACCTCCTCCTCCACCATCGGAAGGGCAGTTAGAACCACCACCACCATTAGAGATAGTGGTAATATTACCAGAGTATAATCCTTTAGCGAAAGATCCAGAGGGGTTAGTTACTGCTCCACGGTTCCATGAACCACCACCGCCTCCGCCGCCGCCACCAACGACACAGACATATCCATTCTTAACTGAATCGAAGATGGCACTGGCACCACCTCCGCCACCTCCACCACCAGAACATCCTCTAGGACCACTTCGTCCGCCACCGCCGCCACTAGCAACGTTAGAGGGACCTGCAGCACCAGCACCACTATTACGAACACAACCAAATCCATTACCACCCTGTTGACCTATTCTAAACGTAAGAGTTCTAGCTTGAAAATCGGGAAAATATACAACACACTTCCTTCCTTGACCACCGCCACGTCCAGGACCATTAGCGTCAGCACCACCTGATCCTCCTTGTGCTCCAGCAAGTTCAACTTCTATACTGTAGGCATTGAAGGGAATTGTTACAGATGTGTCGCCCGTATAAGTCGTATTAAACCCTGACATTTTATACCTTGATTAAGTATTCGACTAAAATAAATGGTGTTACTAGTTGGTCTAATTTTTCTTCGTCTGAGATATCAACATCAACATATGCTTGTACTCCACTCATGTCCACATTCTGTTGATCATATGAGTAAACAAAGTTATGTGCATATGTTGTAGGTCTTGTAATAATATGATCGTGAACTGACTCAGCACCACCATCAGAGGTGAAATCTAAGAGGTTACCACCACCAGAGTTAGCTAACCTTTGTGCATAGTCTTTACCACCAACAGAGGAAGTTTCATGCTGACGACTGTAGTTTAAATATTTCTGGTTAGACTGGTGTGCATGACCTTGGAAGTTATCAATGTTTAGAGTAGTATCAGCAGTAGATCTTTGTACAGTATATCTAGGGTTTCCAAGCATATTAAGATCACCAGAAGCTGATATTCTTGCATTACCAATATAGTCAGCACTAATTCTATTTCCAAAGTTACTAATTACTTCAATTTGTGGTCCCACTCTGTTTTGTGGTGTACCAGTTTCATTATCTAATTCAATAATATCATTTGAATATAAACCTGTACCTCTACCACCAATAATTACTTTAGATCCAAGATCTGGTAATTGAAACTGACCCAAATCTCCAATAGAAATATCTTCTGGTCTTAATACTTGATTATCTTTTCTAAATCTAGATTCATCACCAACACCCAATATTTTTGACAATGCAAGAAAGTCCTTTGCATTTTGTATTGATCCATCACATCTCAAATATCCTGCTGGTAACAAATTTTTAAATGTAACAGCATTAGGGTCATTTGAACTACCAATTCCACCTGTGGAATGTACAATAATACTTCCACACATGCCCCCGTATCTTGCTTTTTGATTAGCGTAATTTGCCATTAGTATGCTCGGATAATATACACGATTGTTAACGAAGGTTGGCTAGTGTTCATGCTGATTTCTAATGCACCAACATTACTTATGTTATCTAGTACAGTAGTTACTGGAATGTTAACATCAGCAGTCAATCTAGACTGTGGTTTTAAACTATTTTGATCAAAAATTACAGAGAATGGATCATGTGTATGTGCTTGAATACTATCATCCAACCAGTCAGAACCAACATTACTTACAAATGAACCAAAGTTACCAGATGCTAAGGCATCAGGATAATAGTTTCTCATTCCTTGTGGAACTGTAATATTAGTTCCAAAAATACCATAAGGAATAATATCACCACTAGTTAACTGTTCATATGTAAATTCTCCTTGGTTTGCAATACTAGTTTGTCTTACAACCTGTGGTGATAAGTTAACAGGTGGGTTTTCACCTCTTGCTCCCATAACTGTTCTACCTGGTAAACCAGAGTTAGCACCAGTAAAGTTTCCAAATTGGTTCCAACTACCAGAGTCTACTAACTGAACATTTCCTTTTTCCCATGTAAGTCCTAATCTAACATAGTCAATTTTTCTATCACCACCAGATATACCAAGGATAATAGTTCTTTCATCATAAGAAGCATAGTTAAATGATGCTGTGATGTTATCATAAGGAATAACACCAAGACCTGGCCTTGTTCTATCTGCTTCTAGCATTGTTTCATAGATGCCAGGATGACTATGAGTTCTAATATGTTGGTGACCTAGTTTTCTACCACCAACAAATACTGATTTCTCAGCAATACCATCTATAATAGTATTTCCACTAATATTACCACTATAACCATTTCTATCGTTAAGTGTAAACTCAACGTCAGTTCTAACATCATTAAAGACACTAGGAATACCATTATCAGTATTTTCACCAATGAATGGTTCAATCAATAATCTTGCATCAGAATCAGTATCAATTGGATCACCAGTACCAGTAGAAGCATCAAAGTAATCACCTTCAATGTCCATGAGTGTCCTACCTGTTAACAAATCAGGGAGAACAAATTGTCCCGTATATGCTGGGAATGCTCCCCCTAAGTTTGATGATCCTTGATTATAAGTGTCGCCAATAACCTGTACCAGTAGTGGATAATCTTTTGCATCGGGTGTTGTCCCGTCACAAATGATCCACCCTTTAGGGATCTCACTAAGAGATCCCGACCAAGGCATAATCGTGCCGATAACGGCAGCTTTCATTGTTCTTGTTTCTTGGTAAAAAGGCATTTGATTTATACGTCTGTGAGATACCAACCAACTAAGGAAGAAGGTGCGCCAGGTGCTCCATCTGGTGTGGAATTACCAGCATAAACAAGACTGAACGCTGCGTTTGGAGTCTGTACAACTAGTTCACCACCATTGTATCCAGCGAATGCTGATGGTGCGATACCCTGAAGAACAGTGGATCCAGTATTAGATGTTTCACCCTGAACTCTCATATTATCAACTGCTCTAACAACCATACTCTGGTTATATGATAGACTACCACTAATATCTATAATGCGAATCTCATCGCCCATTTCAGGGTTAGCAGGAAGTCTAATCAAGGTGTTACCAGTACAGTTAACAAAGTAGTTAACATTTGATTCAACATCAAAGTTATCGTCTGCCTTATAGAGCCACTTACGTGCTCCAGTCTGGGAGAAGAAGTTCTGAATTCCAGCAATCTTAACTGAACCATCGTTGTCAACAGCGAAGATTTCATCTCCTTCTGTTGCATATGCAGTGGTCTCTCCAGCATATACTGTGAGGTCTCCACCACGGATGAATGCATCACCAGCAACATCGATATCACCACCAAATGTAGATGTTCCTGTTCCAAGAGCAGAGAACGAACCATAAGTGGTAAAGTCACCTGAAGAATTATTAAAGGTCAATCTTGGAGTAGTTCCATCTTCACCAAAGATATTAATATCACCACCATTGATCGTTAGATCACCAGTTGCAGTATCAACTTCAAGAGTTGTTCTTAATGGAATGCCAGTTGCACCACCATTTGTAAGTCTGAACCACTGCTGACCTTCTATAACAGAACCGTTAACAGTGAAGGTATTCTCAACAGTAAGTGTTCCAGCGATATTAGTATCACCACTGTTAGAATCAACAGTGAACTTATTGAATCCAGATCCAGCAGCAATGTTACCAAAGATGTAAGTGTCACCAGTAGTAGACTCAACCTTGAATGTTGTAGCAGCAGGATCACCACCATCATTAACAATCAAGGATTGTGGTGAAGTAGTAATTAGTTCTACAATAGAAACGAATTCAGTTGCTGATAATCTAAAGAAGTCTTGAGTGGAAATAGTACCACCAAACTCTGCAACACCAATGTTAATATCAGTAGTACCAGCACCAATACCAGTTAAAGGTTCATCGAGTTCACCGTTATTATCAAGGTCAGAACCAGTAATATAAGAAGCATTAGATTGCTTATCAAGTTTCGCGATAACACAGTTATCTGGGTGATCAGTACCTGCATTAGTTCCATCAATTCCTCTGGTAACAATTAACCTGAAACCTTGTGAATCCTCAGGGTTAGAAATGTTATCAATACCAACAACCTGTAGAATTTCAGATTTAGATTCATCTGCTGTATAGCCTGCAACAGGTTGACCAGCAGAAGTAACAGGACCAATGAATCTGTCGATTAAGAGAAGATCACCAATTTGGAAGTCAGTAACAGATGGTGTAGTAATTGGTAAGTAGTAGTTAACACCTGAACTATTAACACCATTGACTTGGAAGGTAAGGTCTCCACCACCACCTCCACCTAACTGGGAGTCAGTAATAGTTAGAGTTTCATTGTCTGCATATCCTTCACCACCAGACTCAATCGTAATTTCGATAGTAAAGTCAAAGCGGATAAGAACTGAGAATGCTGCACCTTTACCATTTGCACTAGCCTGTGCATCAAGGAATTGATATGTACCAGGTTGCCTTGAAGTACCACCATTGTTAGTGATGTTATCAATAGCAGCAATCTGACCACCAGCAACTAGGAATTGACTTGAACCCCATGGTGCAACACCACCAGTATCAATTCTTCTACCAGTTGGTTCATATTTGTAGAAGTCAATGTTTGGATTCTCTACACCACCCACAAGATGTGGAGCAGGGGTTGTACCAAACTTACCTCTTCCGATCTTAATAATACCAGCATTCAAACCACCGTCTAGTCTGATATTACCTTCAACGATTGCAGAAGCAAGAACATTTAAGGTGTTTCTGATGAATGTAGTACCACCAGTTGAACCCATGGTGAACGTGGTTGCGTTCGTTGCAAGGTTAACAGTGTTGGTAGATGTACCATCGAATGCATTAACAGTTCTAGTCTGAGAGAAGATTCTGGATGTACTTGTGCCAGCTCCATAACCTGTACCAAATTCAATCTGACCAGCAAATCCAGAGTAGAATGTACCAATCTTAGTGCTTGACTTACCAGGTGAACTAGTTGCGAAACCACCACCAATTCTGATATCACACTCAGAAGTATTAGCCTCAGAAACAGTACCAATATCTGCAGTAAACTTATTACTATTTCTGGCAAAGTTAAGAGTAGCAGTTGATGCAGTTTCTGCAATCAACCATGTAGTAGTAGGTGAAGAACCACCAATCGTGAATGTCTGCGGAGTACTCGCATTATTCATCATATTGAAGATCTGACCTTCACCCGCCCAGTTTAGGATCTGAGCATCATTATTAACAAAGTTGAATGAAGAGTTAGTAGTAGTAATATCTCCACCATTAACTTCAATATCAGATGTAAATGCAGTATCACCAGAGAATCTAGAGTCACCAATAACAACGAAGCTTCTGTCTAGTTCTAACTGTGGGTTAACAGTATCAGTTGTCTTAGTATTGATACCAACACGACCACCGTTAGTAGTCATGACACGTAAAGTTGCAGTCTCGTCAGGATCGCTACTATCACCACCAACCAAGAATGCGTTATTTTCCTCAGTTTCAGTCTTAATAGTAGTGGTATCTGATAGGTAACTATTAATGGTCTTACCACTAATGAATGCAGTACCAACAACATCTAAGTTTGCTCTAGGTTCTTGCTCTATTGAAGTGAATGCATCTAGACAAGCAACATGGTCAGTACGTGCAATGGTGTTAACACCAAGTTTGTAATTACCAATATTCTCTGTGTCAGTTCTTAATGCTTCAGCACCAATTACACCGTACTCCTTCCAGTTAGAGTTAGAGAACTCAACCTTAATTGGAGGATTACCAGTAGCAACAGCTGGAAGTACATCACCTGCCCAGTTTAGAAGATCAGCACCAATGTTATTATTAACTTGGAAGTAAACGTAGTTCTTAGAAGAACTGAATGAATCACCATTAGGTGAGAATACCAACCAAGTAGAGTTTAATAATGGATCGATATAATTACTGATCTTAATTGAAGATGCAGATTCAATACCAAGTTGTCCACAAGTAACAGGTGCTCCTTGCTGATCCTTGAATTCAAGTCTAACTACGTTAGTACCATCAAACTGAATCGTAAAGATATTGCTATCAAGGATTGTGGTAAAGTAGTTTGCATAGATCCAACCAAGTGAACCAGTCTTACCAACCTCAATACCCTTGAGTAAGATATCACCAGTTCCTGCTGTTACACCGTTATAGTCTACGAACTGGTTAGTTTGTAGTCTAGTTCCGCCGTTAGCAATTAGATTACTGTTATTAGGTGTGATGTTAGAAGGAAGACCACCACTAATATGTGTCTGGATCTGATACTTCTGACCTTTACCTCTAGAGTTAAATCCAAAGACTGCAGCATCTACTCTGTTCTTACTGATACGAATATCACCATCAAGAGGATTACCAGGTCCAGTCCATGAAATTCTATCTAATGACTCATCTTGTGGTAAGTTAGTAACAGGGTCAGTAGGAGATACGTTAGATCTAATAATTAATGCATCTCTAGTCTCAGTTAAATCATTATCCTGAACAGAAATGACTACAGGAGACTGGAATACGTTCTGTTGTGAACCATCGCCACCAACAACTGTAATATTCTGGTTGAATGTTACAGGTGTATCGAACGATGTAACGAGGTTACCGATATCCTCATCATCATCGTCACTATCCTGAAGAACTGCCGCCTCTAGGAATGTCTCTTGACCAGTAATAGCATTAATCTTTCTATTACCGATGTATAGGTCACCATTACTGTTAAGACCAGTATAGAAGACGATACCACCATCTTCTTTCTTACTTTGAGCGTAGAAGTCCTCTGTAGGAGTTAGAACAATCTCTTGACGTGCTGGTAGACCAGTTGAGTAGTTACCTGGACCAAAACCGAGATATTCAAATGTGTGGTTACCTGCTCTTGCGATAGATGGTCGTCTCAGTTCAACATAA